TATACCCCCTTAAAAGGGTACAGTCGTCCTGCCAGAAGACAGGCGCCCATTTGCGATAGTTAGTTCCATCATATATATCATTACAAGCTACCTCCCCAGGGTGCTGGATTTCTCCAGGGCTTTGGTATGGCTCAAGTAAGTAGTGATATGATGTCTGGTGTTATTTAAGTAACTAGGTATCTAGTTGAGAGAAATACCCGTTAGGGAGCGAATTAGGGTTTAAACCTAACTTGTTGAAACCCTGAAGTTCAAACATCCATTGTCCTCTAGCAAGATTCTTATGATACATAAGAACTTTCTGAGCAACAACGTTTGTTTTTATAAGAACTTCTGAACCTCTTTTAGTGGATTTGATCTCTTCTAGTGAAGGAATTACCAATGCGGAAATATGATCATTAAGATTATCATTTCCTATTGATATCCTCTCATCGTCAAATAGTTTTTGATGAATGGCTTGGAGACTTAACGTAACAGGTAGGTTATGAATATCACTATAAGATAAATGTTCAGAATCCATTTTTGGATCCATGTTCATTACCTTCATAGCGTACTCATCATCTACCGCTACTCTATCCCAATCAATTTCTTCTTCTACTAACTCAGTACCCGCTGGGCTAGGGTTAACAGGTTTCAAGTAATCGTAGACATTGTCTAGGAATGCTTGAACTTTCTTAACCAAGCTTGCATGGATAACCGTTAGAGACATATCAAGTCTAATTTTCATTAGATAATTAAACATAATATGACTCTCATTCGGTAATGATGCTTCATCGGACGTATGGTTAACCAATACAGAACGTATTGTTGCCAGATCTCCTTCATGGATCCATCGATAAAATCCATTCAACGTATCGACTTTACGTGCAATATTCCGTGCTTTTGCAGGGAACATTCCACATAATTCCAATAATGTTGACACAAGCTCAGGGTAGGAAGTTGATCTGTAAGGATACAGACCCCGTTCATAGTAGGATTTAAGTGTCTGAAATAAAAGTGGATAGTTTCTCCATGTTTCCATGAAGGCTTTTACTTGAATTCCAGAGTACTCAACTCCATCTACGAACCATCTTTTAGCAAATTCATATGTGTTGTTAGACATATGTGTTTTATGCTCAGAGATGCCTACTCCAAGGGAACCCACAACGTCTTTATAACTATCTGCTAGTTCCTGACCACCTATTACTATATCATCACCCAATAAGATGTAGTTCTTAGTTGGATATTCTCCAACAAGAAAAGCACTATATTGGACAATGATATGATGGCTAAGAGCAAAGATTGCCCAAGAGCTGTATGCACCCATAGGTTGTCCAACTCTGTATTTAACAGTAGTCGACTCCCATGGTACATAGAACTCTTGATCAACCATTACTCTTGACCAAGCTTCTGCTTTAGACTGGCTATTAAATAGACTTCGTACTACTCTTTCTTGAAGAGCAATAGGGAATCTATCTGTAGCAGCACTAAGATCAAAGCTGTAGTAGGGTCCCTCAAAATCCACATGTGGATCTTGAGTGAAGGTTCGATCTTGTGGTAATTGCTCAAGGATTTTGAACACTTCTGTATGAATATTTTTCATAACAGCTTGTGACCAATAATCCAATATTGCAATTATCCGAGATTTACCTCCAGGGTCTTTAACTATAGATAATTTTCTGATATAGCTATGGAATACATGGGCTTTCTTAATGATAAAATCATTAAAGATCGACCGTGTAAAAGTCCGCCAATGGCGGATTTCCAAGGCTACACCAGGACATAGTAGGTCCAAGTCATTTATGATAGACTCAGGAAGGTTAATGGCGTCAACTATTGACATCCATGTTGCTTTCCCATTGGGACCGGATTTAATAGAATAGAAATGATCTCTTCTAGACCAATTATGGCTAAAAGTTTCAATTTT